AGAGCAAATAGATTATAATCAGCAGGGTAATGGGCTGCTAAATAACTTGAGGTTTTACCTCCGCTTAAACTATTTATTGTTTTCATCAATTAATTATTGTCCACTCAAATTTAGCCTTAATATTCCATTCGACCAAAGGCATAATCAAATCATTTTTATCTTTGCGCCTAAAATAAACGTGGTCAATCTTTCGACCACCAATTGCAATGAAATCAATCTTGCTAAAGGTTATTACCTCCTTGCCATTAGTGTAGCGTGTGTTGCGTGTCATACTATGGTCATTTTCCAATTAGTAAGCTCCACGTGGGGTAGGTCTTTGAACGATTTAAAGTTGCCGCCCCAAGTTAGCTTGTTGCTTACCGATTGCAACATCTCCCAAAACTCTTTGAAATGCTTTGCTGAGTAGTCTAACTCACGTTTGCCAACTTTCACAAATGCTATGTCAAAAGCTCTGGAGGGATAGTGGTTATGCGGTGACTGCGAGGCTCGGGCTTGGGTTATCTTTGGGCGCTTTGCAAAGTACACTTCCTGCATTGCATTGTTTCTGTAAGTGCACACAATGATTACGTGAACATCATTATGTGCTGCGTTAAATTGCGCTTCCGCTTTCTTGTATGCATTGGCAAGTGTTGGGTGTAGGTCTTCTAATAGCCTGCTCTCAAAGGGCTTGGTTTCATCTTTTGGTTTCATAATATAGCTTATTTTTAAATTCATTATCTCAATATTTAAAGGCACTTTTATGCCCTCTACACCATCTTTCTCTGCATAAGGATAAAGCATATAGCCAATCGGGAAAGAACACTTCGGAGCAACTCTAAAAGCATAGCCATCGTTAGCCTTACATTCAATGTAATAGCCCCAGTGCAAACGAACTTTAACAAGTTCACCTATTTGGTATCTGCCAATCCGTTGAATGATGCGCTGCCCTTTGATGTACGCATAGAAATACAAAACGCAATAGTTTTCCTCCTTTCGTATGCCAAGCCTAATACTATTCCAGTGATGCCAACCTCTGGAAAATCCGATTACTTTTTGCACTCCTTCGCTTTTCGCGAAATCAGAAATAATGAATTCGCAGGATAGATTTGTTGGTTTGTATAGCAGTTTCATTTTTTTAAATATTGTTGCATAAATCCAGCACCACAAACTGCGCTTGTTAACGATGCCCATAGTGCAATGCTAAAGGTTAATACTTTGCCATTGCCATAGAACATTCCAGACATAGCGAAACCAACAGACCAGCAAGACAAGAAAATGCCTGCTGCGGCCCATAGGATTAAAGATAATTTTAATTTTGTTTTCATAGTTTAAAAATTTTCGGGATCTAATTCTTCGTTAAGTAATTGTTCTAATTTAGGGCTTAAATGTACTGGTGTTTTACCATTTGTGATGTCGGTTAGCACCCAGCCGCCTCTGATGTTGTTTTCGCGGTCATCATTTTCGTAATCGAAATGCAATGTCAATGTTAGTGTTGTTGTCATAGTTATTAGTTTTAAATTTTGGCAAATATAAAATAAAAATAATTAGCAAACAATTTTATTTTTAAAAATATTATTAGTAGGTTTGCCGAAACTTTTAAAACTAACAATTAAACAACTAACAAATGCAAGCAGTAATAGAAGAAATATCAATAACATACTCACAAGAATGTGATGAATCAAGCCAAGACTGGCAATTAATTAAAATATTTACAAGCGATAATGGAGCATGTAAATACATAGTTTTTCAAACACAACGATGGGCTATTGACAACATTGATGAACTTGTAGAAATACTTAACGACTTTAAACTTAAAGCAGGAATATAAACTAACAAAACAACTAACAAAATGAAAGCACTAATCCAAAAACTATTATTCGGTTACCGAAACAACCCAGAAGCCTACATACCTAAAGGAGGCGCAAAATTAACGTACAAAGGTGGCAATGCTGAGGCCATACATTCAGCATTAGTATTGATGCAATATCAAATCAAACATGCCAAAGGAATCAATTAAAACACGCAATAGAAAGATAAGCCGCTACATTAGTGATGCTTACGTTAACATTATTAGACCTGAAGCAATCGACCCTAAACATTGGGATATGTGGCTAAAACATAATGCAGGATTAACCCAAGTTGAAATCGCAATGCTATTCCACGTTAAGAAGTTTGAGGTAGTTCAAATATTAGCAACGGTTGTGGAGCTTCTAAAATACAAACCAAAAATTATCGAAAAGGAATGGACACAAGAATTTCGTGTATGGATTGATGGGCAGTTATTTCGCGATAAGATAAGGGCCAAACTACATGCCGCTTATAAGGTGGCAAAGAAAACGAATACAAATCAGTTATTAATAATGTCAGAAGTATGATAAACTTTCACAACTGCGACAATATGCAGTTTATGGCTGATGTGCCTATTGTATTTATAAAAATAAATACGTACATTTGACGTATGGAAAATATAAGCGATTTACAAATAGGAAAGGCTGGAGAATACTTGGTATGCTCTGAATTAATTATGATGGGGTTTATAGCCTACCCATCTGAACAAGGCTTGCCTTATGATGTAGTTATGGACTACAAAGGGAAACTGTTAAAAGTTCAAGTAAAAACAACACGCGGGTTAAGGGCTGTTTTGCAAAGAAAAAACCCAAGCAGAGCATACCAATTTAATATAAAAAGGTGTGGCAAAAAAAATAAAAAAACATCTAATTTTGAAGATGTTGATTTGTACGCATTGGTGGCATTAGATACAAAGCAAGTGGGCTTTATGGCTAATAATGATGTAAGACAAACAATGTCTTTTAGACCCGATTTATTAAAAGGAAATTACAAAGATGAAAACACAAACAGAAAAACAACTGGCAGTTATTTATCAGATTTAACATTAGAAAAAGCATTATGCAAACTACAAATAATATAAATTTTCACAATGCTGACTGCATGGAATTTATGAAGCAAATACCCGATAAATATTTCGACCTTGCCATTTGCGACCCGCCGTATGGGATAGATGTTAATATTAATATGGGACGTAGAAAAGGAGATAAAAAAAGTAATTATCATAAATTTGAGGGAGGCGATAAATTAATTCCATCTAAACAATATTTTAAACAAATACAGCGAATAAGTGCAAATCAAATAATTTGGGGAGGTAATTATTTTACAGAATATTTAAAGCCATCGCCTTGTTGGTTACTATGGGATAAGGGATTTAGTGAAGATGTTACCTTTGCACAGTTTGAAATGGCTTGGACTTCTTTTAATAGTAGTGCTAAAAAATATGACTTTAATGCTGCAGCAAATACTAAACGAATTCACCCCACCCAAAAACCCGTTGCCCTTTACGAATGGCTCCTATCAAAATACGCAAAGCCAAACGATAAAATCATAGATACACATGGTGGCTCTGGAAGCATAGCCATAGCAGTTGACAAAGCGAACACATTAGACAAAACAAACTATTCACTTGACATTATTGAACTCGATAAGGATTACTTCGATGCCTCACTTAACCGATTTAAACAATACAAATCACAAACAACACTATTTTAATATGAACATAACCGCAGAACAACCCCGAATTAAACCAAGCAAAGAACAACTTAAACAAGAATACAAACAGATGTTAGCACTTGTTGAGCATAATGGATCAAGACCCGCTAAATGTAACCCGATAACCGAAGCGGCTAAACAATTTGGCTACACTCGACCCGGTATTGCTCGGTTAATGAATGGCAAAGTTGACCGTTGGAAGCCACAACATTTTGCTATTTATTATTTTCTTAAAGCATATTTAACATAAATTAACACTTTAGTTGAAAATATTATTTTGAGGTAATGAATTTAAGTGTACATTTGCATCAACAAATAACAACAACTAAAAACACACAAAATGACAAATTTAAACATTACAAAAGAAATCGAAAAATTAGAAGTTAAAGTAACTGAATTAGGCATAAAACTTCACAAAACACAATCTACACAAGTTGAAATGGAATTATACAAAACAAAAGAAATTTTATTTCATTTTGAAAAAATACAATCCTTATTGAATAACTAATAAAAATAGGATATTAAAAAATAAACAAATCAAAGGGGGCTAAACACCCCCAATTACAAACCCAATAAAAACAAACTAACATGAACTCAATTAACGTGATTACAAAAGTATCAACGCTAACAACGTGGCAAATCGAAAATTCTAAAGAGCGCATCGAATACGAATCAGACAATGAAACGTTCTACGTGTGGAATAAAGATAACGAAATAACTGCATCAATAGACCGTAAAGATGCATTCTGGACTATGCAACTATGTGACCTTGCAGTTAGCAACGATAAGCACGAAATTAACCTGCAATTCAACGATTACATTCCGCACACTTCATTTCTTTCAATGGTATTAACAGATTTCTTACACAAAAACAAATAAATAAACAATTATGACAATCAAAGGCACAATTAAGCGCATAGGCGCAACAGTATCAGTTAGTGATGGTAAATTCTCAAAGAGAGAAATAATACTAACAACTGCAGACCAGTACCCGCAAATAGTATCAATCGAATTGCAACAGAAAGCCTGCTCAATAGCGGATGACTTGAAAGTTGGTCAGGACATTGAAGCTCACATCAATATTCGTGGTAGAGAATGGACATCGCCACAAGGTGAGGTTAAGGTGTTTAACACCATTTCGTGTTGGAAAGTGGATGCGAATCCGTTTACACAAACTGAAGACCCGCAAGCAAGCTATTCAAAATCGATTTCAGACGATGACTTATTTTAAACCTTAATACATAACTAACAATGGAACAAAAAACACATTTCAAAAAATTACGCAACCCAAATTATATCGGAGGGTGGGATTTAACCGATGCAGATAAGACAGTTACAATTACCAAAGTGGATAAAGAAAAAGTCCACGATGGTAAAGGTGGCGAATCAGAATGCTGTATAGTGCATTTTGCCGAATGCAAACCGATGGTGGCTAATGCTACTAACCTTAAGCGCATATCGAAGCTATTGGGAAGTCCATTCATTGAGGATTGGACAAACAAACAAATAGTGCTTACAACCGAAAAGGTTAGAGCATTCGGTGAAATGCACGATGCTGTAAGGGTATCAACTAAGCCAGTTACTAAACCGACATTAAGCGGTGAAGCAATCGAAAAAGCCAAAGCAGCTATTGCTGCGGGATCGGTTACCATTGAAGCAATTAAAAAGAAATATAATGTTACTAACGAGGTGGAGGCTCAATTGACAAATGGATAAGATATTTAGAATACATTGCTCTCAAATCGGTAAGATAATGAGCAACGCAAAAGTTAAAGGTGAACTTTCAGCAACCTGCAAAACTTTCTTGGCCGAATGGTATGCGAATGACCGCGAGCAGATTCATTCAAAGTACATTATGAAAGGTAACCTTGTTGAAATTGACCTTATAGACTTTATGGCCGAACAAATCGGTTTAGGTATGGCTCAAAAGAATGAAGTAACCGTTCACAACGAATGGATGGTAGGAACGTGCGATGTAATCACTAATCACTTAATAGTTGATGTTAAGGCAGCGTGGTCACGTAAAACATTGCAACAACAAGCTATTGAGGGAATGAATAGCGATTACGAATGGCAAGGTAGAGGTTACATGGCACTTTATGAAAGACCTACCTTTATCGTGTTTCATGGCCTAATGAATACACCAGAGGAGGCGAATTACGATGGCGAGGTTGTTTATGATGACTTGCCCGATAACGAAAGATGGGTGGCTTATCAGGTGCAACGCGATGTAACTATTGAGCAGTTAATTATTCAGCGCGTCATTCAATGTCGCGAATGGTTGGAGGAATACGATAAAAAAATGCTTGCTACTTTGGGTAAGATTCATTAAGTTTGCATTGTTGTTTCGGTCTCACATTTAGAAACATAAAAGTATTGGCCCTTATAGAGGCGCAAGGAAGTGAGACCCCTTGCAAATCTTTAAGGGCTTTTTTAATTCTTATAAGTATGAAAATATTTTTAGTAAAATCCCCAAGCGGAAAAATCCTGCCAACATGGGCCGAAACAATTTATCATGCAATCCAAAAAGCAATGGTTGTCGATGGCTTTAATTACAATCAAATCGAGTACAATAAACTAAACCCTAAAAAAAAATAACATGAA